ATAAAGTGGGCGGCCGCGATGGTGTAGAATTTTTGGTCGAAAGTGGATAGCTGGAGATGGTTCCACTACTCTTTATTAGAGGCCGCAGTTTTGAGAATAGTTTGGTTTATGTTTGTGAAGGACAAAATATTACCAGCGAAATTGCAAAATTAATTATAAGCCGCGTCGGTATGAACTCTGAGCTGTGGATTAACTCGGATACACATCAAACCGATTCGCGGATATATGAAAAAGATAATGGTATAACTAAGATGATTGAGCGGCTTAGCGGCAATCCGCTGTTTGGGTATGTATATTTACCCAGGTCGGAGCGCGGCGAGGTTGCTAACTTAGCTACTTTATTAGATGATTAAAAGAGTGGATTTACATCCACTCTTTTTAAATTTGATTTTTCTTTAAATTAATGGTATAATATATATATAATGAAACAAAGGAGATTTTTACTATGACTATTAATCCTATCGGTAATGACCAGTTCATGGTGCAGGTCGGGTGCTCACAGGACGTGATGACGCTTGATGAAGTTATGTTTCTGCTCTCTCAGCCGCCTAAGGCTGTCCCGAAGCAGGAGCCGTCGCAGGTTGAGCTTGAAGAATTTTGGGAAAGGAGTAATTCTTTCTGCGGCGAAATAGGAGCGCTTGACTAATGGGTCAGAATGTGTTTAAGTATGGATATGTTCCATGGCGCTATCCAAAAAATTGGCTCGGTAATATCGAGTTATTCTTCCGCCATTTCAAATGGGCATACCAGCGCGCAACTAAAGGATTCTGTGATATGGATACTTGGAGCCTGGATATTTCGATTCTGGATTATCTTTCGGGAACTATTGAGCAGTTAGCTAATACCACTCACGGTTATCCTTGTGATCCACGCTTTCCTACACCTGAGAGTTGGGAAGAATTTTTGCACAGTATGGCGCATGACTTCTATCGCGCGAATGAAGCGAATGACTATTATGACCATCCCGCGCAGGATGCTTGGTATCAAGAAGTTAAGGATGCGACGAATATACGGGAATATAATACTCAATCGTCTACTGCCATGTTAGAAGAAATCAAAGATTTGGCAGAAATTCGTGACAAAGACCTTGAAGTCGGCTTAATAAAATTAGAAGAAGTTTTTCATAACCTTTGGGATTGAGGTGAGTTAAATGATTAAACGCTGGCTTATTCGCGGTGATACGCATGGCCGCTTCGGCTGGATGGATAACGGCGCGCTGACAATGTACAAACCAGAAGAAACAGCGATAATAATTTTGGGAGATGCTGGATTTAATTTCTTTCTGAATGAGCAAGATGATAGATTAAAGAAAGAAGTTAATGACCGTGGTTTTCGTTTTTACTGCGTCCGTGGTAATCATGAGGCGCGGCCGCAGGATGTAGACGGTATGAAGGCTACATTCGATGCAGCCGTTGATGGATGGGTGTATTTACAAGAAGAGTATCCCAATATTCGTTACTTCTTTGATTTTGGCGAATATAAAATCGACAAATATCATATCGCTGTTATTGGTGGAGCCTACTCGGTGGATAAACCCTGGAGACTACAGCGCGCGGGTGTAACGAGTAGAATCAATCCAGATTATTATAACCCCAAAGTAACGGGCTGGTTTCCTAATGAACAGCTTACTGAAGCTGAGATGAAAGATGCGTATGATATGTTTGTTAATAAAACATATGATTTCGTCTTTAGCCATACCTGTCCCATATCTTGGCAGCCTACCGACTTGTTTCTCTCACTGGTTGACCAGAAAGCTGTTGATAGCTCTATGGAATATTGGTTGGAGTATATAAAAAATAGTATCGGCTGGTGTGTGTGGTGCTTTGGTCATTATCATGCAGACCGTTTGGAGCGGCCGCGCGCTGAAATGTACTACAACGACTTAGAAGAGCTGCAGATAATCTATGAGCGTTGGGAATATTATGACACCGAAGGTCATTTAAAAGACTGGTGGCTTGTAAAATCTCCAAATTTCTATATGGACTAAGAGGGAAGATGTATCTTCCCTCTTTTAAATTTGCTTTTTTTAAAAAATTATGGTATAATATATATATAATGTAAGAATACAGTTGGAGATTTTTATGAAAAAAAGTAAACATGATGTGGCAGCTTTAAACACTAATGCTATCTGCGACTTTGATTACAATGAACGCAGACAGCGCGAGAATCGTGAGCGGGAACGCCGCCAGCAGGCAAAGAGAAAAGGAAAACAGAGATACGAATATTCTAAAGAATGGGATTTTTAACATGGCTAAACGAATCGGCGTAGAAGAGATTAAGTTAATCAATGAAGCCTATCTTCATTATGGGACTTATGCTGCGGCTGCGCGAGCTGTTGGATGTTCGCCTTCAACGGTAAAGAAATATGTCGTTGATGATTACAAGGTGACACCGGCCGCGCGCGAACATAAGGAGATTGTATTTGCTCCAGTTGATGAAGTGGTACAATCTTTGCAAGCCATGAAGTCAGCTTCATGTCTTACTCCGCGCGAAAAGAGTGAGCTAAAATCTATTTGGAAGGATATGAATTTCTAATGAAAGAGTATTTTCGTTTTCTTGAAACCAGCAATAATGGCTGGATGATTTGTCCAAAGCATGAGCTGTTTGGTAGCCCTTGTATTACGGGTAGCTATGGTCTGTTTGCTTGCCGTTTGTTGGGTATTAGTTGGCCCGACTGGTTGCGGCTATGCGAACAGAATGGCGCGACTCTTTATGGGAAGGGTGCCCTCTACGTTCATGCTGTGTGGAAGGAACCGAATCAAGATTTTCTGAAAATTGTTAACCAGCGCGCGAATGAAGTAGCGAAGCAAATTGACGTAAAGGAGATTAACTGGTAATGAATAAAAACGAGCGTAAGAAAACTGGTGAAGAACTGTATGGTTTTCTCAACTTTAGAAAGAGAGGTTATTGGGTCAAGAGCAAGAAAGGTAAAGGCTCATATGACCGCGCGCGTTTCAAACGAGGAGAGGAATAGGATGCCGAGTCTGAAACTATGTCCAAAATGTAATTGTTTACCAACTGTACATTTTAATAAGCGTTTTGTGAGATGTTTTTGCACCATCTCATGTCCCAATTTCGGGTGTCCGCAATTTTATCCAATCGTAACTACCGGCTTTAGCGAAAATAGTGCATTGCAGAAAGCAGCAGAACAATGGAATGAACGTGTTGAAACTGGAGCAAGTCCCTTGCTCTAATTTAACTTGCTTTTTATAAAAATTTATGATAGAATATTAATAGAAAGTGAGGGATTAATATGCCGTATGTAGTTCATTTAGATTGGGGCATAGACAAATATTTTCACAGCCATACCAAAGCTCGTATGTATCTTTTCCGTACTTATGTAGCTGACTGTGATAAGAGCCATGAAGATGATGTGCGGATCGCCGCAGCTTGGAGAGACATGATGGAAACCGATGCGATTGATTGCTTCGGTGCCATCTATCCCTTTGAATTTGAGGATGATAGATATGAAGACTAAAGCTATGGTAAAACCTGGTGATGTGATTCACATCTATCGGATGTTCGGTGAGCCTCAATACACAGGGCGCGAAGGCGTTGTGCGGCGGATTGATGACATAGACCAGATTCACGGAACCTGGGGTGGATTGGCGCTTACTTTTGATGACGATTGGGTCATTATGGAGGACTTAACATGACGGTTTATGAGAAAATCGACCGCGCGCTCAAGCAGCATGAGCAGCATAAGTATGCTGAGCGTTCTATGGAGTCGATTGGTAGTTATCTCGACTGGGCATGGAAATGGCGCAAAATTACTGAAGAACAGAAAGACGAACTTGTTGACCGAGTGGTGCAAGAAACATGGTGATTATGATTAAAAAAATTTAGGAGTAAAGAATGAAAAAGTTAATACGGATTTTAAGCATTTGTCTGATACTGGCATTATGTGTAGGTATGTTTTGTACTACCGCTTTTGCTGAAGAAGATGGGTAGCTGACGGAAGAAATTCCAGAAGAGTTGGCTGATGATGTGCAGGTACAGAATGTTGAGGAAGCATTGGACAAGGTGGAAGTGAAGCTGGAAGTAGAAGCCGAGCCTGAGCCTGAACCAGAGCCTGAACCCGAACCTGAACCAGAACCCAAAGATGCAGTAGCAACGATTGTCTTTAACTACCGTGACAGGAGTGGCAACTGGGCTTCTACTTCAATGTCCAATACTCTCTCTCCTGGTAGTGGATGGAATATCACAGCTAAGAAAGCGGATAATGTAATTGCTAATTATAGGACAGTTCAAGTTGGAACTATCAAGTATGCCTTTACTGGATGGGATACCAGCTTTCCTGTGCGCTTTGCCAAC